ACAACTATAAATAAATACAACACTTTGAAAAAGAAAAACCCCGCCTTTTGAGCGGGGTCTTCGTAAGTCTTATATAAGACTAATTAAGCACCAGCAGATCCAAACATACCGAGAGGATCAGACCAGCCAAAGCTATAACGCTCGCGTGACTTGTAGCGGACATTGCCCGTATCGAAGTCGCCGTCCATTGACTGAGCCAAAGGAGTACGAACAAAGTGTTTCATACCGTTTGGAACGTCCGTGGTCAAGAACCATGCGTTTGTGTCGGTTAAGAAATGGTTAATGGTATAACCTTCCGAAACAGAACCGTTGTTCTTAATTGCGTTGATATCATTGTCGTTTGTGCCAACACGTAATTCAGTTTCGAGCAAGCGAGTTGCAACGAACTGGAGTGGAGGTGGAACAATCAACTTCTTAGGTTTGGAAGCAATTAACAAGCCACGCTCATCAGTCCATAAGCTAATTTGAATAACGGCGGCTTCTAAAGAAGTCTCGTTTAAATCAGCAGGGGTTGAAGGAATGTTGCTGTTAGTGCCGCCAGATACCAATGGGTGGCTTGCGCTGAATAAAGGCTGACCGTCACCACCGTTATAGCCGGAAGTGAAGCCATTGTTTAATACAGCAGCAGCCTTAACTTGCTTGGTATAAGCCATCGCACGAGCTAAAGCTTTGGTATAGCGAGCAGATAAGGAATCGTATAAGTTATCTTCGATTGCCTCTTCTGTCAAGCTAAAGCCAAGGGCAATAGTCTGATGGTTGTATCGAGCAGTCCATGCTTCTTGTGCATTGTCATAAGCGATGGCAGAGCCTTCGTTTTTAACAGGTGCAGCGCTAAAGCCAGACAGTTTGGTTTCTTCTTCAAAAGAACGCTCTGAGGTCTCAGTTTCATAGATCTCTTTGTGTTCTTCGCCGTAACGAGCGTACTCCAAACCGAACAATGCGTTCAATCCGGGCAGAAGCTCTTTTAATAGTTGGGCACGTGAAATAGCCATTTAAGTAGCTCCTTATACGTAATTCTGGGCCGCAGCCAACAGAATTTGTGGGTTATTCAACTTCACAATAACTTCAGTGAAGGCGTTAGTTCCGGTAGCTGTTTCTGGAACAACTGCAACTACACGAACAGGCCATGCAGCAGCATTACCCGTGCCAACTACTGGAGCAGCAACTGATACACCAGAGTCTCCGGTAGCAGCAGAGCCAGTACCTTGAACAATAGACATATTAGTGCCAACAACAGAAGAGTTAGCAGTAGTAATAGTAGCGTTACCAGAATAAGTAATTGCTACTTTGAACGCAGCTTGTGAATCATCAACAACATAGGCAACAGCAGTAGTAGCAGCAGCATTACCTGGGTAATATTGAGACTGTACTGTTTGACCTTGTGAATTAACATACTGAACACCCATAAACACACCATAAGTTAAGTTAGCGGTGTTATCTGTGGTTGAATCAATAGTTACGTTCGATTTAATAATATTGCCACCTTTGACCATGACAATGTCACCGTTATAGATCGCAGTATTATAAGTACTAGCAATCGGTAATTGACGGGTAGCCCCAGCATAGGGCATAAAGTCAATACGGTTAACAGGGTCTAATCCATAGGGAGCAGAAACGGTTGGATAAGCCATTTAAATCTCCAATATAAAAAAGTTATTTACCAGAACCAAAGCTAGTCGAGGATTTACCTTCTTTGAAAAGGGGCATCCGGGGATCACTTTGGCGCATTAAGTTATTGTCTACAGCATCCGTCTGAGCAGCTGTTTGTTTAGCGTAGTATTCGCTACGCTGATCAACAAATTCAATAGGAGTCTTGCAAAGCAATAATCCGCCGATCTCAATATTGTCCTTAAAGCGACTTGTTGGATCAACTAACAGTTGAAATTTAGGTTGTTCTTCAACAGGAACCGGTTCCCATCCTTCTCTCAGTTTTGCTGAAAGGTTACGCGGATCAGGGTTGTTCAATGTTGAAACACGAATCCATCGATAAGCATACCCAGCCTGTTTATCAGGTTCAGGGAGCAATTCGGGGTTCATCCACTGTTGAGGACGTTCCACTACTGCACGGGTTTCAAGCTCACGAGTCTTTTTTACTTCAGCCATTTTGGGCCTCCAATTTAGTTAGTTCACGGGCGTACTGCTCTGGGGTTAATCCTAGCTTTTTCGCAAGTAGGACTTGGGTTTTGCTCATACGAATCTTTTTCGGAGACGTGCTGCGTGTTGCCGGAGCGACTACCGTACTAGCTTTTTGTCTCTGAACCTTTTCAGGCTCTTCAACACTTACTTCTTCTTCCCCGTCAAAATTCTCAGGGAATCGTTTACGCATTGTTTTATCAATTTTTTCATAGTACTCATTTGATCCAGCCGGGATCCCGTTGCGTACTAATTTTTCGTGCAATCCTAATGCCAGACTCGTCATTTCTTCGTCTTGACCGAACCAATCGTTGTTCTTTTGCCATTTCAAAGCTTTCTTATCAGGGGCATTAACCTGCTGATTAGTGATTTGTACTGGATTTTCTTGCTCTTGTAAAGCTTTTTGGAACTGTGGTTGATAATTATCTACTTTATCTGCCTTTAATTTTGCATTTGTAATGCGTTCTTGGGCAGCAAGTAGTCTATCTGAGTCACCAGATTCGTAAGCGGACTTAAATTCTGCCTTGGCAGAGTCTAATTCTTGCTCAGTTGCCTGTTTTACAGCGTCAACATAGACAGTTTCTCCATTAGAAAGACGTTGTTTGAGGGCTTTATTCTCTTCCAACATTCTTTTTGCTAGGACAATTGCTTCTTGTTGCTCCCTAAGCGCTGCTTCTTTTTCGCGGCGCTCTTGGTGCCATACTTTTTTGAGATCTTTTAGCTTTTTCTGGGCTTTTTCTTGGTACTCTTCAAGATTATCGTCCTCTAAAGCCTGAATTGTCTCAGGATCTACTGGCTTTCTGTTGCGATCTTCTGGTGGCGTATCGTTTTCTACTTCAATTTCGATTTCACCTTCACTCATTTCAGTTCCGGGTTTGCTGACTTCAATTTCGTCAGGAAACTCGTATTTGTTCATTTCTTGAGGCATGTTTTTTTACTCCTTAAGCACGTTTTATGCCACGGGGATCCATTACTACTGCTTCCACCGTGTCATCGTTAATCATCCGAAACTCTCTACCATGAATCAGTAAGCGTGTTCCAGCGTTTGGTCGAACGATAATGAAATCGCCCCTTTTACACCAAGCACCGTTAGGAAATCTAGTGCTATCAGCGTAACAGTCTGGACCAAGATCTACTACAAAAAGGACTGTTGCCAGCTTTTCTTCGTAATCAATCGTTTGATCTGACTTTAGGATACCGCTTTCATATTCTTCTTCTACTTCTGGAATAGCGCATAGAATGCGGTAGCCAGAGGGTGTTGGAAGTTGTCGTGCTTTTTCTTCTGCGTCTTTGTTCAGTAAAGCTGATAAATCAACTGCTTGATTTAACTGAAGTTCACTCATCGGAGTTCTCCAAGTTTCGTGCAAGGTCTGTAATATAAAGACGGGCGGTCAATAGGCCTTGAACTTCACCACACATCTTTTGGTACTCTGAGTAATCTTTCGCTGTACCCGTACCTAATGCTTCTTGTAACCGTGCTACTTTCTCATCTATCTGGCTCTTGAGATGAGTTAGAGCTTTGTCTAGCATTATTCACCTTTCGTGGATTTCTCCGTTTTTGACATTATTTCTTTATGCTTGGCAACGTCAACTCCAAGCTTATTTGCTTCTAGCATTTCCTTAGACATTAGTCTTGCAGATTCGATTTCTCGTTGAATCTGTAATTCTGCTTGGTCTTTTTGGGCTTTAGCGTTCATTTGCATTCCTGCAATACGCTCTTGTGAAACAATTCTTGCTTGCTCGATTTGCATTTGTTGTGCCTTAGCCTGTGCGTCAGACTGCGCTTTCATTTGCTTGGTTTGAGCTTCTTGCTGCTTAATTTGTAATTCTTGTTGTTGAATCTGTACTAATGGATCTTGAGCTGCCTGTTGAGCTTGTTGCGCTGCAATAGCCGTTTTATCCTGTTGTAACAGTTTCTGTGCTGCGGGTGCGGCAAGGCGGGCTATCTGTAATTCCACTTCTTCAGGAATTGCATAATCTTCTTCTTCCGAGTAAGGAATTGGAACTCCAATCATATCTTCCATTTGCTGACGATATGAGTAACCCAAGTGTTCTTGAATATGAGCCATTAAAGCTCCCATAATCATTTGAGCTTGTGGGTTTTGACCAATCGTTTGCATGATTTTTGGATCTTGCATTAGAGCCATGTGAACTGCAATATGGGCATCGTGATCTTGATATAAGAACGCCTTCAAGGGTTTACCCTTAAGGTTATCCATGTTCTCTGTTATTGGGTCTCTTGGTTTTTGATCGTCTGGCAAAGGAACTAACTTAGCTGCGTCCTTGATTCCTAACACGTCTAACATTTGACGGTGTAATAAAGGAAGGTTATAAAGCTGGGGCGCGGATTGAGCTAATTGAAGAGCAGCTTGATACTGCATAATCTTTTGACTCATTGTTGCCGCATTAGGATCGGATACTGGAATTACTTCTACATTGTCATAATCCGATTTCTTAGCTCTACGATCACCTTCTTGAGGATCATATGAATACTCTTCAGGGGTATAGTCTGCAATAATTGCCTTTAGTAACTTAAACTCGCGCTTCATTGAATAATGAATGCGGGCTTGTACGGCAGACATGACTTTTAAAGTTCTTTCCAGAATAGCAAGGGTTGTCCCTACTGGGGTATTCCCTGACATATCTGCAACTTTAAGATCTGCTGCTGAAGCAAATCTGCGGCCTTCGTCTACGATCTTATCCAGTAAGCCAGCCAGAACCATTGAAGGTTCTTTGTATGGCAACGGCATAATGTTGTCTTTCATTGTGCCGCTAGGTACGTCAACGTCACGGAATTCTCCGGGCGCTATCGGTGTGTCGTCTCCTTTAACACGCAAGCCACGGGTCTTAAAGCCACCCGGCAGGTTTGAAAGTGATCCGGCATCAACGAGTTGGCGGAGGATACTAGTGCCTGACTTAGCAAAAGCCCCGATAAGATGAATGAGACCAAAACAATAAAAGCCAAAACCGGGAATATAGCCGTAATGAACAAAGTGCTGACGTTTCTTAAAAGTTTCATCATCTGGGTTCCAATTTCTGCGGATCGCTAATACTGAACCGGATCCTTTTTCAATGGTAACTACATATGGGAGGGCAATTCCTGTTGGCTCTCCGTCTTCTCCTTCATGCTCGTAACCTTCTAAGTCAAGGTCAACGTGCATTTCTAGTACTTTATATCTGTCGTCTGAAGTAGCTCTAAAGCCAAGCTTTTCTGCAATTTTCTTTTCTACTTCGTCTAATACGTTGTCTGGTGTTCCTAAGTCAATGTCTCTGTAAAAACCGGCAACTTGAAGTTTTCGTAGTTCATTCTCGCCTTTACGCATAACGTGAGTGACACGCTCTGCAGACTCAAGACTAGAAGCTCCATAAGGAACTACGATATCTTCTGCTGGAACATACATAGCGACCTGACGCTGAAGGCTTGGGTCATAATAAATTTTCTTAAATGCATTACCTGCAATACCCAAACCCCAGAGCAAACGCTCTTGCTCAGGGCGATATTCTTGCATTACGTCTGTTAACTGATAGTTCATGTCCGCTTGAACACGTTCAGCAGCGGCTTTTTTCTCAGGTGTTTCTTTGCCGATAATCTGGGTCTTTACTGGACCTGCGGCTGGAAACGTTTCCATAATTGTTTCAGACTGGAACTTAACAAGTGCTTCTGAAAGCAATGGGTGATAAACACCACAAGCGCCTTCCCAAGGTTCTGTGCGTTCTTCAATCTTAAGTCCTAAGAGTTCTAGGCCGTCTACATAGGTCTGGATCCAGTCTTTACGGGAAGCAACGTCTGAATCAAAATCTCCGATTAAGTCTCCAGCGATTTCAGTTAAAGCACCTTCGCTCATGTATTCAGCTAGGTTTGCACCAAAATCTTCGTCGGTTTCTACTTCGTCATTTAAGTCGTCTTCCGCTAGATCCTCAATTTCAATTTCAATCTCCGGCTCGTTTATTGCTAGAGCTTCGATCCCTTGAGGGGCTTGGTATAAACCTTTTTCAATTGCCATATTGTTTCCTAGTAATACGCAGCTTTGCGTCTATAAATTGGTTCGTCTTCTTCGTCTGACGGTAATCGAATGAAACCGCCTTTTCTAAAACGGATCAAAGCTTGCGTGGAAGAGTCCACTAAGTCATCGTGATCCGAGTTTGGAAAAGCAGCCATTTCTTCAATTACTTCATCAGCCCACCTTTTGCCCGGCGCCCATACCTTGCCAGACGCAAATAAATCTGTTACGGAATTCAGCCTCGCTATCTTATCATTACCACGGGTCGGTGTAAACTCTGTCACCGGTATACCCATGCGTCTTAATTCAAATATAAGAGGCGTTCCTGAAGCTTTTGCCTCAACAATAAAGGCGTCTGGTTCCCATTCTTTGTACATTCTAAAAGCGCGTTCTTTCAGTTCTGGGAACTCTAGTCTTTCTTTCATTGCGTCTAAAAGAATAATGTTGGGTTGCATTTCGTCTTCATTAAGATAAAAAACTCCCCATGTAGTACAGGCAGAATAGTCTGACCGCTCATTCTTAGTAAAGGCCGTATCCCAAGATTGGATAATAAATTCACAAGGAGGTGGGACTTCCTTTTCCCATACTTTCCACCAATCCCTCTTAACTAAGGCGCCCTCTTCTGAAGTAGGACTTTGTTGATACTGAGCGTTCCATTTTGAAACTGGTAGTTCTTCTTTTAATGCAAGAAGTTCATTTAGGGGCCAGAATGCGGGCCATAGTGGTTTTTCGCTAGGCAGAATTGCGGGAAAGTTAATAACTTCCCACTCATCGCCGTCCCGATCAAAGGCCGATTTTAAAATTCTTCCAGTTAAATCTTTTAGGCTCCAGCGGGTGTTATGGCTAACAAACCCGTTAGCAATAAAGTTTTCTGTACGATCTATTTCTACATCAAAAACTTCTTCTTTCCCGTCAAAGGTTATTGATATTATCGGATCCACCGTAAAGTCGGAGATACGATGCAGCTCGTTCAAGTATGCTTGGTGTTTTTCCATAGCCAACGGCAAGGTTGCAGTCGTTACAGAGTAATCCTCGTACTTTTCCTGTGGCGTGGCAGTGGTCAATACACAACTTGCCATTCCAATGGGCGCGAGTATTGTGGCTTGTTGGGGGTTTACCGCATACATCACAAAGGTTTCCGCGCTCTTTAACCATTGCTTCATAC